GATGAGCACTTTCCGTGCAATGCCTTCGTCTAGCAGAAAGTCCGCAGCCCACAACGAGCTAATTGACTTGCCAGTACCCGGCGCGTTTAGGCACAGGGCACGCTTATGCATCGTTAAGAATGCGGCGGTCTCTCTCTGGTGATCCATCGCTGTGAAGCGACCGGGCCAGTTGTAGTACTGCAAGATTGGTGCTGGCACATTAAAGCCTAAGTTCTTAAGCACCATCGACTCGTCAACGCCGTAGGGCATAGCCAGCATATCTTTGCCATCGTGCTTCAGCAGCTTGGCGTGTGGGATAGCTTGTGCTACGGCTGCATTCTCATTGCTGTCAATAATTATCTTGCGCTTGTCCGGTATCACAAGCATAGAGCCGCCCATGCCTTGAACTCAATTCCCCATGTGTCTACTGATGTCTCGCGAACAATCCACACCTTTGCACCGCTCTGCGTTAGTTGGTGTAGTTCCCTTTCTTGATTGGCAGTGGTAGTGCCCTTGCCGAACTTAGTCTCTACGGCAAACAAGAACCCATTCACACAGCCAACAAAGTCAGGAATACCCGAACGGCCATAACCATTGGCCGGTGGCATAAACCACCAGCACTTGGGCTCACTCATGAGCACGGTCTTCACAATTTTCTTAACGTCAGCTTCTTTATTCATCTCTTACCTTTCAGTCGTGCGTCAGGGCAGAACCCCTTCGCTGGGCACCATGGGCACAGGCCCGATGGTTTTGTTTTAAATACGCCGAGGTCAATCACTTCCTGCACCTTGTCAAAGCGTGGCTCCAGTGCCCGCCATAGCGCGTCAAGAAAGCGGCGCTCATACGTTGCGTTTGTCACCTCGTCGAACTTGAGCCAGATGAACGAGGTCTTTACCTTTGTCACCTCTGGGTAATGCCAGAACACCATGGCCGCGAACAACTGCAACTGCGTTGGGTTCTCCTTAACTTTTCCAGTCTTGTAGTCGAGGCAGTACGCTGTGTCACCATCGACGACCAGCACGTCAGCGATAGAGCGAATCCATACATCCTTGGCGAACCAGTCCACAGGTTGCAACTGGCGATTGACCGACATCTGATGCTCGAACAGCTTCTCGCCATCGCGTGATGTGATGTTCTCAACCAGCGGCCCCCAGCGTTCTAGCGACTGCTTGCCTTCTAGCGACAGTGTGGTTTCATCAAGTGAGCCGTTACCCTTGGCTTCTAACAATTTGTGTACTCTATCTCCATACTCTGATGCCTCGTTCATCGTGCTCTGCACACGTCTGGTCACATACAAGTAATCGAACTGCGCAGGGCACTGCTCGAAGGTGGACAGTCGGCTAAACGACAAAGGCATCGGTGTTGTCATACTATTTCGCATCTCCATAAGATGATCCAGTTCCTGTCTCGCACGCAACGGGAATGCTGCGACACCACTTGGGTGTCATTGCAAGGCACTCTTCCATGTACGCTTGAGCTTCAGTAAGTTCGTCGTTCGGCACCACACAGACAGCCTCGTCATGGACTGAGAGCTTCACTGGGTAGCGCTGATTGATACGTGCAGTTTGCCACATAACGATCTGCATTGCAGCATGTTGTGATAAATTTTCTACAACTTTAGCTCCGTGGATGTTTATCCGCTGCCTGCCCATCTGGTAAGTCCAGTCCTTGCCGTCATACTTCAGGTCGTTGTACATCACACCGGGTTCTCCGGGGCGACCAAAGCCGTCCCACTGGGTGATAAACCAGCCGTTGACATCCACGTTCAGCATGGTGCAGCCGTTGGCAATGTCAGGCAGGATTACGTCGTTGCAGCGCTTCCACAACTGCACCACCCTCCAGTGGACAGTTCTATACAAGTCAACGATGGAGTGCGCCCTGTTCTCGTCGATCAACTCGACGCTAGGGTCTACGCGCTTGGCTAACCGCACCATCTCTTGGAACCGCTTAGCGCCAGCACCGTACTGCAAGCCTAACATAGCCGTCTTCCCAAGGAACCGCTCAGCCTTGTCAGCTTTCGTTATGTCTCGCCCAAACAACTTAGAGGCAAAGTCGCAGTACAAGTCAATACCAGCGCCGAGTTTGTCTAGCACATCTTCTTGCCCAGACAGCGCCATCACAGTACGCAGTTCGATGTTCGACGAGTCACCCACCAGCACAGTGTGCCCAGAGGGAGCCAGCAGTGCTTTACGCAGTCCAGCGGACGGGCCACGAGCGGGAACATTTTGCCAATTGATGCTATTGCCGCCTGAGTAACGCCCAGTCGTTTTAGCGCCCCAGAAGTTGAGGTACACAGGCAAAGCGCCACGCTTGGCAGTCTCAAGGAACTTAAGCGCCCGTGTTTCAGCGATGGTGGTCTTAACTCCAAGACGTGCTGCTACCAACGCTTGCACATCAGGGTCGTCATGCTCTTGCAGGTCAGTGAAGTCCTTGTCACTCTTTGCAAATGCGTAGGTCTCTTTGTCTGGGTTGGCCTTGCTCTGCTTCATCGGCGGGGTAACGCCCAGCGCCAGCAACGCTTCTGCAAACTTGTCGTTGGACATAATGACGTCACGGTTGGTCTCAGCCCGTTCCAGCAGATCAGCTTTGCGCTTGATCTCGTCGTCGTACAGCTGCTTCATCTTGAACTGGTCTCCGACAAGCATAGGCTCTGTGAACATACGCACAGTCATGTCGATCAGCTTAATAGCCAACGCAGGCGTGAACGGGTCAAACTTAGCGCCCAACTCTTTGCACAGCCATGCGTCATGCTTGCAGTACTCGGCGTACTCCGTTAATTCCATGGGATTAAAGTCTTTGCGACGTTTACCCAGCGCCTTTACTACAGCAGTGCCTTTGTCTGGCAAGTTGTAGTTCTTGGCGAGGTTAGCTAGTGAATGTGATGTCAGGTATGGCAGCAACATGCGGCCTTGGCTAAGTGTGTCCATCCACAGCTTGGGCTTGATCCCACAATGCTGCGTCAGGATGTACCCGTCAAAGAGCGTGTTGTGGCAGCGGGTAGCAGAGTTTTCCCAGTCGAAGTTGGTACGCAGCCAGCCTATGGTCTCCAGATCAGAGCCACTAAACCACACAGCAGGTTCTTCGTTCTTGATAACTGCAACGCCAATAATTTCAAACTGCGCGTCGTTGATGTACGCATCCGTCTGCATCTTTGACAGGGAGAAGTCCTTGTCGTAGTAAGTCTCGAAGTCAACAGTAAGAATGTCCATCATTTACCTTCACTGAGAACTAGGCTGCTGACGACTATGGCCGTGACATGCTGTTGCAGGTCTTCCAGCGTTGTCGCTACGACGAGCGTCCCTTGAGAGCGAATGATGTACCCGTTCGACGCACGCTCGATGTTAATACCGACGTTAGGGCTAGTACGCTCATATTCTTTCCAGACAGCCTGTGGGTTTTGCATCATGGAGTTATAGGCTCCGCGCTGCATGGCTGCGTTCTGTGCACTTGAGATGGTGCCGCTGCCAAATTTCTGATCGAGTACTGCCTGACCATATATGCTTGTATCAAGTGCCATGGGACTCTTCTTTTTGTCGACGAAGGCACTCAACGAGTTTTTCAAGGTAATGCATTCCTTTACTAGCCTCTTGAGTAGATTCATCTTTGCTTCCTAATCTCATAATGTATTTAAGAGCGCCGCCTCGGTAGTAACCGATCTGTTGCTCGATGGGCCATGTGTCAACGACATCCCACGGCTGAACCGCAAGGCGTTTGTAGTGATCTCCGCCGACTTGGCGAAGGCCGGGTTGCGTGGCATACGCCTCTGGGAATAGTTCAAGTTGTTCCATCATTTCTCCAATTAGTAGTTAAGACATCTTTCGAGTGCCTGAGTCAAACGCTTCTCTGCCATCCATCGACGCGTGTAGGTACACGCTGTCTAGGTAATCGTCATCAAGTAATTCGGGCTGGCACCAACAGTCTACACTAGCTTCGTGTTCGCGTAAATCGTCAAGTGGCACTAGGTGTACTGTTTCTAGTAACATCTTTTTAGCTTTTCGTGGTAGGTCTAGGGCAATTATCGGGCGGTATCACTGCGCACCATACGGCATGCGGCGGTTCGTTAGCTACTGGGTGCCATCGGTCAATGTAAGTGTCCGGCATATTCTTTAATGCGTTACGCACAGAGTCCGGTTTCAACTCAAGCCGCTCAGCTATCTCAATAGAGGTAAGTCCATCGTGATATTGGTGCAGCATCCTGCGGATGCTTGGGTGTGTTGACCTACTCATTTACCCATCCTTCTGCTGGCTTGATAAACCCTGCCATAGGCATTGGTGAATGTCCGGGTAGTCGCACTGGCTCGTCAAAGAACGTCCGCTTGCGTAGTGAGTTTGAATCTTGGTGAAAAAACTCGGGGTACTGCGCTTGCATCTGTTCAATAAGTTCGTCAAGTTTACGGTTTGTTGTGGCTTGGTACGCACCATTTATTCTAGGGCGTACTAAATCTTTTAACCTTGTCTGTAGGTGTTGAGTAAGCATGATTCCTCTTTCTTTTGGTTTCTCTTTGGTAGCGGTAGCCAGCCTATGCAGAACGATGAGTCCCACGCACCGACAGTACACACACCGCCTTTAGTTAGCAGCAGCACCTTCGCACCGCCTATGGGCATCTCATCACCAACGTGCGGGTATAAGAACTCTGCGCCCCCTGCCTGATACTTAGTCACGTTGGGTAACCTCGGCTTTGCACCTTGAGCGCATCCGTAGCCCTGCTCGTGCAGGTTCGCTCTTCTCAGGCACGTAGACTTGGC